TGTGACACTTGACCCACATCAGTCAGTGATCATGGCTAAGCGTGGTGTTGAGACACGTTGGGACATGCTTGAACAGCAGACCAATGGTGTGTATGCTACCCCTCAAACCATTGCTGATGTGTTGAAATTACACCGCACTCAAGACAACTACATGGATGCATTCACTGTGTTCAATCGTATTCAGGAAGGTGTTATCCGTGGTAATGCATTCGTTAAGAGTCTGTCTGACAAGCACCCCAATGGTGTGACTCGTAAGGCTCGGCCTGTTAGCAGTGTGAAAGAAAACATCCGCATCAACTCAGAGTTGTGGGACATTGCCGAAGACATTGCCTTCGCTTAATTAAACAAGGCAGGGGCTTAGTCCCCTGCATAAGGAAATACATGCATCAAGATAAAGCAATTGGTATGTTCATGGGTCTGTTCATTGGAGATGCACTGGGTGCTCCATTGGAATTCATCAGACCACATGAGATGACGAAGACATTGACAGAGATGGAGGGTGGTGGTGTACACAACACTGCCGAGGGTGAGTGGACAGACGATGGTGCTATGGCTGTGGCTATTGCTGATGCATACATAAGCAGCAAACGCTTTGACCCTGAGGCCATTGCCATGAACTTCAAGATGTGGAAGAAGACAGGCCACTTTGGTACTCGCAACTATGTCTTTGACATTGGCAGGACATGCAGTGAATCCATTGACCGCATCACTCCGACACATCCCTATGCAGGTAGCTGTAGCTATAGTTCCAGTGGTAACGGATCTATCATGAGGCTTGCTCCCATTGTACTTGCCAATCACAACAACATGCCTAGTGCTGTGGCACAGAGTGTGGCTGTGTCGTTAATGACACATGGCAATGCAGACACTGTGCATTACATTGCAGGGTTTGTGGCTGAGCTTATGTCAGGAAAGGCAGAGGACAACTTCGACTATCTCAAACACTTCCGTGATGTGTATGCATCAGGAACTATCATGTATACATACAACATGGCATGGGAATGTGTGAGAGAAACATCAAGCTTTGAGAAAGCTTTAGTGATGGCAGTGAACAAAGGCTATGACGCTGACACTGTTGGTGCTGTGACAGGTATGTTGGCAGGGCGTAAGTATGGACTGAAGGGTATACCTACACGATGGCTTGATAAGCTTGTGAAGAAGGACGAACTAATTGATATGGCTGAGAAACTTTATGCACTAGGAGGAACAGATGAGTGATAATAATATGCAATCAGCTTTCCCTGATCAATTCAAAGATGGCATGACCTTGCGTGACTACTTTGCAGCTAAGGTTATGCAAGCTATGCTTGGTCATGGATGGGTTCTTAAAGAAGAAGCGATCCCTGCAAGGGCGTACAAGATGGCTGACATGATGATGAATGCAAGGGAACAAGAATGAACTTGCCTCGCTATGTGACACTGGCTAAGGCCACCGAAGGTGTCCTCAAGTATCGCTACAACCCACCACAGGATGCAGTGGATGCAGGGGTGGTGGCTAGGCGTGTGCTTGGGGAAGACAAAGCCAAAGCCTTTGCCTTAGCTGAAGAACTAAATGCTCAGCTAGACAACTGGCGTAAAGAGCTTAGATATCTTAAAGATATATCTGAGAAGACGAAGGTGGCTGACTTAGTCAAGGCATACAGGAACAACATCACTTACACAAAGCTCAGTGTTAAGGCACAGCGTGACTACATCTACTACCTACAGGGATGGCAGGACAGCCGAGCCAATGGTGTTAGTCTGTATCAGTGTAAGCTAGGTGACTTAGTCACACCGCATTGTCAGAAGATATATGAACAGCATGCTGAGCACAGTGTTAGCCTAGCTAACCACACCTTGGCAGTGTATCGCTTGCTATTCAACTTCGCTATTCGTCATGGCTACATCAAGCACAACCCATTCAGCAAGGTGCTACGAAGGGCAGACAAGCCTCGCAGAACTGTGTGGAGCAGGGAAGATGTTAGGGCATTCATGAACACTGCCTATTCCACATTCAAGTGGCGTAATGTAGGACTCATTGTGCAGATGGGCTATGAGTATGGACAGCGCATGGGTGACATGCGTAAGCTTAGATGGGATCAGGTGGATCTAGAGAAGGGTGTGTTGCACTTGGAACAAAGCAAGCGTAGGTCTAGGGTGACTATCCCCACAAGTCAGGGGTTACTAACTATGCTGAGACAACAGCATGCTGAGTTTGGTTGGCAGCAATACATTGCACCATCTAATGTTCCTGATAGGAAGGGTGGCTTGCTACCTTACAGTTTGTTTAACTTGTCTAGAGTAGCTAAACAAATTATGATTGATGCTTCTTTGCCTAATGACTTGGTGTTACAGGACTTGCGAAGGACCGCCATCACAGAGATGATTGAGGTGGGTGTACCCATCACCAACATCATGTCAGTGTCAGGCCATGCCACACCGCAAAGCCTAACACCCTACATCAAGAACACCTTGCGTAGTGCAACAGTGACACAGGAAATGAGGGGGCTTACATGATGTACAGATGTTCTAAATGTAGGGGTATGTATGAGCGTGATAGTAGTAAGGCGTGGATAAAAAGTTACTGTAGTAATACAGATTCATATGCTAGATTGATAAGGAGAAACATATGACAAGAGAAGAGATTGAAGCTATCGTTGTAGAAGAACTGGAGTTTTTACTTCGGTGGGAAAGTAATTTACCTGAGCCATCTCAGGACATGGAACTTATTAAAGCAACTATGAGAGTGCTTAAGGAATTCAAGGTGAACAAATGAGTGCATGGCTTATCGCAGTTGTAGGTGTAGTGTATACAGTGGTGGCAGTGGATCTGCTACTCAAAGGTAACACTGGGCTAGGCATAGCCTTTGTTGGTTATGCACTGGGTAATGTGGGTTTGTATATGGAGGCAGCAAAATGATACACACAGATGAAGACGATGAGTTTGCTCGCATTGAACGTGAGAATTCAATGAAGGGTCAGCCCTATAACTGGGAAGCTAATGCCATCAAAGCTGCCATTCGCATGGAGCGTGAGGCGTGTGCAAAGATTGCAGATGAGTGGGCAGTAGGTTGGTTTCATCCATCAACAGTTATTGCAGAAGCCATCCGAGCAAGGGGAAAAAATGAAACTACATGAACTAGAAGATCTCATCCTAGCAGCATGGATGACAAGAGAAGACATTGACTCTGTGTTGTGGGTGTTGTTGGACAGAGAGAAGAAGCCCGATGAAGATGAGGTATCCAATTTATTAATTGGCCTCCATGCTATGCACGATGCTAGAATGGCTAAGCTATTTCAGGGGTACGACACTGTGCTTAAGACTAACAAAGTAACTTACAAAGGCCATGACTTTCCTAAAAACACACCTACCTTGTGAGACATGTGGTAGTAGTGATGGCTTGTCCATCAATGAAGACATGTCCACCAAATGTTTTGTATGTGATACATACATCCCATCAACCAACAATGAAAGACTTGAAGTGATAGATGTAGATACAGAGACAAAAGATACAAGTTCTTTCTTGAAAGAATACAACGAAGGCTACAGTGTTAGCGTAGCTGATAGACGCATTAACAAAACCACAATGGAACGATATGGTGTTGTTAGAAGTAACAACTTCTATTACTTCCCTTATTACGACAGCAACTCCCAACTGGTAGCAGCTAAGCGTAGAGAGGTGAAGGACAAGAAGTTCACGACAGTGGGTGGGTGGAGCAAGGGTACTCTGTTTGGACAGAACCTATACCCATCCAATGGTAAGTATCTCACCATCACTGAGGGTGAGTTTGATGCACTGGCTGCATACCAATTGACAGGTAGTAAATATCCTGTTGTGTCTATACGCACAGGCGCAGGTAGTGCATTGAAAGATGCCAAGGCCAACTACGAATACATCAACAGCTTTGAAAACATTGTGCTTTGCTTTGATGGTGATGAGGCAGGGAAGAAGGCAGCAAAGGAAGTTGCTGAATTGTTTGGCAGCAAGTGCAAGATATTTAAACCTGATCCTGAATATAAGGATGCATGCGAATGGCTTGCTGATGGCAAAGAAGCTGCCTTCGTATCACGTTGGTGGGCAGCAGAGCCATTCATACCTGATGGTATTGTATGTGGCACTGGGTTGTGGGAGTTAGTGTCTAAACCAATGGAAGCAGCAGACTGTTTCTATCCTTGGAAGGGACTGAATGATATTACCTATGGCATTAGAGCAGGTGAGCTAGTCACATTCACAGCAGGTAGTGGACTAGGTAAGAGTCAAACCCTAAGGGAAATTGTTTGGCATCTGTTGCAGAACAGCAGTGAGAACATTGGCTTGATGTTTCTTGAAGAGAGTGTGCGTAAGACTAGCCTATCCATGATGAGCCTTGCTGCTGACACGCCTCTGCACCTGCCTACATCTGTGGTGTCTGATGCCATACGCAAGGACGCATTTGAAAAGACACTAGGCACTGGACGCTTGTACTTCTTTGATCACTTTGGTAGCACAGCCATTGAGAACATTGTTAATCGTGTGAAGTATATGGCTAAGGGACTAGGATGTAAGTATGTATTCCTAGACCACCTAAGCATCATCGTATCTAGTCAGGACAATGGTGATGAGCGTAAGGCCATTGATGAAATCATGACCAAGCTTCGCATGCTTGTGCAGGAAACTAACATTGCTTTAGTTATCGTTAGCCACCTCAAGCGTCCATCAGACAAGGGTCATGAAGAGGGAGCAGTCACTAGCTTAGCTCAGCTAAGGGGTAGTGCAGCCATTGCACAGCTTAGTGACATGGTGGTATCGCTTGAGAGGAACGGTCAGGCTGACGATCCCATTGAACGTAACACTACCAAGGTGAGGGTGTTGAAGAACAGATACAGTGGTCAGACTGGTCCTGCTTGCAGCTTGCTTTATAACAAAGACACTGGCAGAATGTTTGAGATTGATGATGCTATGGAAGGGATGATGCTATGAAACAGTGGGATGGTCTTGATGATTCCATCATTGGACAAGCTTCTGTATGGAATGGTAATGAGAGAGTGGAGGTCTTGGTCTATGATGCCGATCTAATGATCAAAGTATTTGTGGACAGAGATGGTATGTCTGAAGAGGAAGCCAATGAATATATTCTCTTCAACATTGAGGGTGCATACATAGGAAAGGACACACCTGTATTGGTGTGGCAGAGATATGACGAGTGATGGTGGTAAGGGACATACTCAGCGTCCCAAGTCAATAGCTGATGAAGAGTGGGCTACTAGGTGGAATGCCATCTTTGGTAAAGACTCATTAGAAGATTACAAACAATCGGTAGATGTTAACAATCTCCGACAAAATGATAAGGACAAGGACGATGATCTTCTTAGACATAGAGACAAACCTGAAACATGACACCATATGGTTGTGTGTTACTAAGCACAGCACCACTGGTGAGGTGAGGCACTGGCGGGAAGCCGACAGCTTGCAGCAATACTTAGAGGGTGAGCAAGTGGTGGGCCACAACATCATTGGCTTTGACGCACCCATACTAAATAAGGTATGGGGTGTTGTCATTCCTGACAACACGTTGATGGATACATTGGTGATGTCACGGCTGTACAAACCTGACATTGAGGTGGTGCTTCCTAAGGAAGGCAAAGCCCCTACTCCCCACAGCTTAGAGGCATGGGGCTACCGCTTAGGCAGTCACAAGATTGGTTTCACTGACTTCGATGGTGGATGGACACAAGAGATGGCTACCTACTGTGAGCAGGATGTATTGCTGCTTGAGAAACTGTACAGTCATCTATCAACAGTGTTGATTAAGGAAGGCTTCTCCTTGCAGAGCATACAGCTTGAGCATGCGGTGGCACTGATCTGCCGTGGCATGGAAGACAATGGCTTCATGTTAGACATGGAGAAAGCTATGGTGTTGAACGCCACACTGAGTGGACGCATGTCTGACATTGAAGAGAGCATGCAGCAGGTGTTCCCTCCTATCGTGGAGCAGCGTATCTCAGAGAAGACAGGCAAGCAACTGAAGGATAAGATTACCGTTTTTAATCCCGGAAGTAGACAGCAAATTGCTGAGCGATTGGCAGGGCTTGGTGTTGTCTTTACAAAGAAGACAGACAAAGGCAATGTCATTGTGGATGAAGCTGTGCTTGAGAAGATAGACTTGCCTGAAGCTAAGCTTGTAGCTGAATACTTAATGATTCAAAAGCGTGTGGCTCAGATCAGTAGTTGGCTTGAGCTAGTAGGGGATGACGGACGGGTACATGGTAGGGTAACTACTAATGGTGCTGTCACTGGCAGAGCTACACACAGTAGCCCTAACATGGCACAAGTTCCTGCCGTGGGTAGTCCCTTTGGGGCTGAGTGCAGAGAGATGTGGCGTGTGCCTGTTGGGTATAAGCAGGTTGGTGTTGACCTGTCAGGCATTGAGCTTCGTTGCTTAGGTCACTACCTAAAGGATCAGGAATGGATTGATGAGTTGCTTAAGGGTGACATCCACTGGTTTAATGCACAGAGCTTTGGCTTGGTGGAGAAGGGTACTGTTAAGGACGATAACAATCCTGAGCACAAGAAAGCTAGGAACACTACCAAGACCCTGACATATGGCGTGTTGTATGGTGCAGGTGCTGCCAAAGCAGGATCGATTGTTGGTGGTAACAGTAGCAAAGGCAAGAAACTTATTGATAGTTTTATCAATAACACGCCCGGCCTAGCTGAGTTGAAGAAGAAGATATCTAAGCTGATGGCTAAGGGTCATCTCCCTGCACTGGATGGACGCAGGGTGTGGGTTAGATCTGAGCATGCAGCATTGAACACATTGCTACAAAGTGCAGGTGCTATCATTGCAAAACAATGGCTTATTGAATCAACAAAGCTGTTGCAAGAGAAGAGAATAAATGCTAAACTATTAGCGTTTGTTCATGACGAAACACAATGGGAAGTGCGAGAAGATCAGGCAGAGGAAGCAGCTAGGCTCATAGAGCAAGCAGCAACCAAGGCAGGTGAAGCTCTAGGTTTCCGTTGTCCAGTAGATGCCGAAGGAAAGATTGGCAACAACTGGCGTGAGTGCCACTGACGTTACTAGTGGGTTTTTATATTGGAGAAAATTATGAGTGAAGAAAAGAAAGCAATTAAGCTTAAGGCCGATTTGTTCTGGTGTCAACACACTAAGATTAATGAGATGTCTGGCAAGTTTCAGGTTAACCTGTGCAACCTGTCTGATGCTGCTGTTGAAGCATTGGAAGAGATGGGCATCAGTGTTCAGACTGGTGAAGACAAGAAGGCTGACATGGGCAGGTACATCACTTGCAAATCAGAGAAGCCTATGCGTGTCTTTGACGTTGAGAACGATGAGATTACTGAAGCAATTGGTAATGGTAGCAAAGCCAAAGCCTTGGTGTCTTCATACTCTTGGACATACAAGAACAAGAAAGGTGTTAGCCCTTCATTGAAGAAGCTGGTTGTCACTGACTTGGTTGAGTATGCTGCAGCAAGCGGCATCAGTGCAGACGATGAGGATGTGCTGTAAATGAAAGCTCTGTTCGATAGCGACATCTTCGCTTATCGAGCAGCATCTGCATGTGAGGACGAAGACGAGGCAACGGCACAGCGAACACTGGATCGTTTAATTGTTGATGTCCTCATGTGCGGTGTTGATACCATCTATCCTGATTGCTTCGTGGATAGTTGGAGCATGCACCTAACAGGTAAGAACAACTTCCGATATCAGATAGCCACCACTGTACCCTACAAAGGTAACAGAGTGGACAAGCCTAAGCCTAAGCATCTAGCTTTTCTTAGAGACTACCTAGTAAAAGAATGGGGTGCTTCTATATCTGAAGGGCAAGAAGCTGATGACACCATTGCCATTGAAGCTACAAAGCTTGGTGACAATTGTGTCATTGTGTCTTTAGACAAAGACTTAGATCAGATTGTTGGATGGCATTACAACTTTGTAAAACATCTAGGCTATTACATCAAACCAGAGGAAGCTCTGGTCAAGCTGTATACGCAGATGCTAACAGGTGATGCTGCTGATAACATCAAAGGATTGTTCCGTGTTGGTCCAGTGAAAGCAGCCAAGATAATTGGGGACACAACAGATGAGCTTGAGCTGTACAACAAAGTGTTGGAAGCTTACGAGGGTAATGCTGAGCGTGTGTTAGAGAATGCTCAGCTTCTTTTTCTACGAAGATATGAAGGACAGATATGGACTCCTCCACAAACTTAAAGCCAAATGACATTGCACTAATCCTTCGTCCTACTATCGTGGATGGAAAGTATACAAATAACTTTCAAGTGTTAGTTAGTGGCTTTGGTCCACTCACTATCAGTGAAGACGATGTGAATAATTTGATTGGTATGGCTACGATATTGGCGGCAACCATTCAACACATGGAAGAAGATGAAGAGCTTGCTAACAAGCTTGTTGAGTATTGCGGTAAGATGTTTGCTGATGTTGGTGACTTCTTTTATAACGCAGACCACGACAGCTTTGGCGATGGCAGCTTTACCATTAACACTAAGACAGTTGGAGGCATCCAATGAATGTAGATGACACACTAATACAGCGAGGCGTTAGGTATGGCAACTACAAAGAAGATGTCTCTAGGGTTTCACAAGCTTTGAAAGAAACCGTTAGGTCTGGTGCTGAATGGAAAGAGATGGATGATGATATGAAGGAAAGCCTTGATCTCATCTGTAACAAAATCTCTCGCATTGTGAATGGTGATCCTTGGTATCATGACTCATGGCATGACATCATTGGCTATGCTAGGTTGGTAGAAGAACGATTGGAACAATTATGATTTCTGTTGACATCAACTTGAAGGTGTTCTTTAAAGCTAAAGATCTACCCAATGTCTACTTAAATGAAGAGGTGCTGAGTGAAGCCATCACTGAAAACTTAACTGCTTCGTTGGAACGAATGGATGCACAGGATGTTATCTTTCGTTTCGTTGATATTGAAGGACTAGAATGAATGTTAATTCAGTAACCATTAGAGAAGCCAGTAATGGCTTTGTTGTTGAGCATGTAGCTGAGGGTGAATTCGATAAGTATCAAACTGAGTTTGTTGCTTTAGATGTTGACGAAGCTTTACTAATTGCTAGAGATTTATTTGTGCATTACGATGCTGCTGACATGTCGCATCTAGTAGATACACCAATTGGTAGATAAGAAAAGAAACGGTGGCGAGTGGACTGACTCTAGGTTCAGGAGCTTTGTCACCTCTGCTCTTCGTGCTGCGTCTAGGCGTTGGCCTCCTAAATATAAGGCTCTTAAAGAAGCCTTCGTTGGTAGAAAGACTAACAAGAAGACAGGCAAGTTGGCAATGCATTACAAATGTGCCAAATGTAAGAAGCACTTTGTTGCTACTGATGTACAGGTAGATCATATACTGCCAGTAGTATCACCAACAGAGGGCTTTGTTAGTTGGGACTTGTTCATTGATCGTATTTTCTGTGAGATAGAAAACCTGCAAGTGATGTGTAAGCCTTGTCACAAGGTGAAGACAGAACTAGAGAAGGTAGAAAGGAAAAAGAAATGAATGTAATGATGTTAGAAGAACATGAAGATGGTAGTGCCACCTATTCATTTGATTTAACAATGGAAGAGCGTGACATCTTACTGAGCTTAGGTATAATGACAGCCATCAAGAATGGCATTCAAGAAGGGAATAAATATGTCGGTAACACTGATTTGGGCTACACCAAATGCGGAACACCTGATAGCGTATATGGCGAGGGTGAGCAACCCAGAGAATCAGGACAACCCTGAGACAGCTCCTAAGCTGCTGAAGTATTTGATGGACAACAAACACTGGAGTCCATTTGAGATGGTAAATGTGTGCATGGAAATCGAAACCACCCGTGACATTGCCCGTCAAATCCTGCGACACAGAAGCTTTAGCTTTCAAGAATTCTCGCAACGCTATGCCATTTCCTCACGCTATGAAACCAGTGAGGTAAGGCTTCAGGATAATAAGAACAGACAGAACTCAATCCCTGTACAAGACCGTGAATTGATGGCGGTGTGGGATGAGCTACAGACAGATGTTTTGGTGGCTTCTAGGCGGTCCTATGAGGCTGCATTGAGCCTTGGCATAGCTAAGGAGGTAGCACGGAAGGTGTTGCCTGAAGGACTAACCACCAGCAGGATGTACATGAACGGTACACTGAGAAGTTGGATGCACTATGTTGATATTCGTTGCGACAAAGCAACACAGAAAGAACATCGTGATGTAGCAGACCAATGTAAGGTAGTGCTAACCAACTTGTTTCCATCTCTATTTGCAACTAGCAAGTAGAAGTCAACTGAGGTATAACTACCTTTCCTTTCGGGAGCTTCTGCTCCCATTTTTTTCACTACAACAAAGGTATTTTATATGACAAAGTTTAAGGTCAACATTGACCTGTCTCGGGATAGTTTGTTCGATGAATTAGGCATCCAGAGATTAAGAGAAAGTTACATGAAGGATGAAGAGGCCAGCCCTCAAGAAAGATTTGCTTATGTTTCAGAAGCGTTTGCTTCAAATCAAGAACATGCTCAGCGACTGTATGACTACAGTAGTAAGCACTGGCTTAGCTACTCTACACCTATCCTATCTTTTGGTCGCTCTAAGCGTGGCCTCCCTATCAGCTGTTTTCTTAATTACATGGATGATAGTGCAGAAGGTCTGGTCGATAATCTATCAGAAACTAACTGGCTATCCATGTATGGTGGTGGTGTCGGGGTTCATGTTGGTATCCGCAATGGCGATGATAAGTCTACTGGTGTTATGCCCCACCTTAAGATCTATGATGCTAGCTCATTGGCCTACCGTCAAGGACGCACAAGACGGGGCAGCTATGCTGCCTATCTAGACATACATCACCCTGACATCATCCAGTTCTTGGAGATGCGTAAGCCTACTGGTGATCAGAATGTACGCACATTAAACCTGCATCATGGCATCAACATCACTGATGAATTCATGACCATCATTGAGAAGGCCATGAAAGACCCTGACTTTGATGACAGCTTTCAGCTAAAGAATCCTTCTAATGGTGAGGTGGTAGAGACAGTGTCTGCTAAATATCTGTGGCAGAAAATACTAGACCTACGCATGCAAACAGGTGAGCCATACCTAGTGTTCATTGACACAGCTAACAAGGCTATGCCTAAGTGGTTGAGCGAGAAGGGCTTGAAGATTAATGGTAGCAATCTGTGTACAGAAATATTTCTACCGACTAACGAGAAACGAACAGCAGTGTGCTGCCTGTCTTCTCTCAACTTAGAATACTACGATGATTGGAAAGATGATAAACAGTTTGTCTTGGATGTTATGGAAATGCTAGACAATGTCTTGCAATACTTCATCGACAAAGCACCATCAACAATTGCTAGGGCTAAGTACAGCGCAATGATGGAACGTAGCATTGGAGTTGGTACTCTAGGCTTCCATGCATTCTTACAAAAGAAAGGTGTAGCCATCGATGGTGTGATGGCTAAGAGCTATAACAATGAAATCTTTAAACACATTCATGCTTCGTGTTTACTTGCTGACTCTGTCTTGGAGCAGCAGCGTGGTAGTTGTATCGATGCTGGTCACGGTAATATTAATAGAAGGTTTAGTCATCACACTGCTATTGCTCCTAATGCCAGTAGCAGCCTTATCATGGGCAATACTAGCCCTTCAGTCGAGCCGTACAGAGCGAATGTATTTAGACAAGACACACTTAGTGGATCATTCGTCTATAAGAATAGGTTCTTGAAGGCACAACTTGCTGCACTGGGTATGGACGATGATGACACATGGGCATCCATCATCAGCAACGAGGGATCTGTACAGCACTTAGACATCTCCGATCAATTGAAGGAAGTGTTTAAGACTGCTATGGAGATTGATCAGCGTTGGTTGGTTGAGCTTGCAGCAGACAGACAGAAATACATTGACCAAGGGCAGAGCATTAACTTGTTCTTCCATGCCAATGTATCCATTAAATATCTACACGCCATTCACTTCCTTGCTTGGAAGAGTGGACTGAAAAGCTTATACTATCTTCGTTCAGAGAAGGTGCGTAAAGCAGATAAGGTAGGTGCTCAGATCAAGCGTCAGCGTATTGAAGACGATATTGATTTGAAGCAGGTGGCAGAAGGTGAAACTTGTTTAGCATGTGAAGGATGATATGGTAAAAACTAAATTAGATATTACGCAAGAGCGTACAACATTCAAACCCTTTAAATATCCTTGGGCTTATGATGCTTGGCTGCAACATGAGCAGAGTCATTGGCTTCATACAGAAGTGCCAATGTCTGAGGATGTTAAAGACTATAAGAAGCTGAGCAAACATGAGCAAGAGTTTCTAACAAAGATATTGCGTTTCTTTGTACAGGGTGACTTGGATATTGGCAGTGGCTATCATGACCACTACATCCCAGTGTTTAAGCAGCCTGAGGTGAGGATGATGATGAGTGGTTTTGCAGGTAGGGAAGCCCTGCATGTAGCAGCCTATGCTCACCTCATTGAAACCTTGGGCTTACCTGAGTCTACCTACAATGAGTTCCTTGAATACAAGGAGATGGTGGAGAAGCATGACTACATTAACAATCTTAGTGCAGCACCAATGGCTGAGAAGATTGCTGCCATCTCTGCCTTCGGTGAAGGCATGCAGCTATTCTCTAGCTTTGTTATGTTGCTAAACTTTGCAAGGAATGGTAAGCTTAAAGGGTTGGGCCAAATCATTGCTTGGTCTATTGTGGACGAAACTCAGCATGCTGAAGGCATGATAAAGGTGTATCGTGAATATGTTAAGCACAACAAAAATGAGAGCACTTCGGATCGCATCAAGGAAATTGCAGATCAAATGGTGGGTCTGGAGGATCAGTTTGTGGATCTGGCTTTTTCAATGGTCGAGGTTGAGAAGCTTACGAAAGAAGAAGTGAAGCAATACATTCGTTACATTGCAGATCGTAGGCTCATCTCTATGGGGATGAAGGGCATCTATAAGATCAAGAAGAACCCTCTGCCGTGGGTAGATGGTATGCTTGGTGTTAGCCACACCAACTTCTTTGAGCAGCGTGTAACAGACTACAGCAAGGGTGCTACCACTGGTACTTGGGATGATGTATGGGGTAAAGCAGCATGATAGTTGTAGAACTAAGACAGGGCATTGGACTTGATATTGAGTTTAATGAAACTATCTGCCACATCATTGATGATGGTGGACCACATGATAAATTGTTTTCATACAGTGGTATACTAATCAAGTTGCCTTTTCTTAGTATCTATATTGGTGAGTTTGAAGAGATTGGTGAACTCATTAAAGGCAACAAACCTACAGGGGAATAACATGCAAGTCAAGTCTGAACGATCTGCACCTTTGCGTATTCAATTTGAACAAGGCTATAAAGCTTTCAGGCATGGATGGTTGGTCAATCAATATGAACCATCATCTGTGGCAGGTAAAGAGTGGCAACGAGGATTTGATCGTGGCTACTTTGATAACATTGAAAGACTCAATGGCTACCAAGCGGTTCGATAAAGAACTCCACGACACCTACGACAAGTTTGGAAGAGATATAGTTAAGAGCTATGTCTCTTCTTTTTGGGGTATGGAAGCTAGAGATAATCCCAATAGGTATGGGATTGATTTGCATCTGTATAAGGATGACTTGTTGGTGGGATATGCTGAGGTAGAAGTCAGACTGTCATGGAAAACTGTAGAGTTTCCCTATGAAGATTTGAATGTACCTAACAGGAAGAAGAAGCTTTTAACACAGGACATGTTAACATACTTCTTTTCTGTTAATAAGGATGGAACAGCCTTGTTCCATTGCGAAGCTGCTGCTGTGTTAGCTTCAGAAGTTAAAGAGTCTAGAAATAAATATGTCTACCAAGGTGAACTCTTTTACAAGGTTCCTCTTGATAGACTATCTTATGTAGTATTACCTACGACTGGCGAGGCCACCCTTAGCTAAGCCAATTCTCTTGGTATTACTAGGGTTGGCTGGATCAACAAGTTTAAAGTCATTACCAACTAAGTCTCTAATATTATTAGCAGCTTTAGTTTGCGTAGCAATCATGTCAGCTACATCTTGTTCACTAAATCCTCTTTCTTTAGATTTAGGAATTGTCTGAAGAGTTTTTAAATTCTTACTAAGTTCTTGCAAAGCTAATGCTTTATCTGTAGCTCCTGATCTTTCTAAAGATAGTGCTAAGTTATCAATGATATTTACATTGCGTGTACTAGCTCTGGTATTTAATCCAGCAATTACTGTTTGATTACTGTCTGTGACAGGTAAAAAACCAGCCTTAGTTGCTGCCTTTCCACCAGTGTGTCTAAATTCATTCTTAAATAAATTCTTTACAGCAGTGTAAGCTTCATAAACATCTTTAGTTTTTTCAGTACCTTGTTTAATATTATCAATTAAAGATAGACCATCTTTGTCTACTTTATTTGCCATCTCAAACAACTTAACATCAAAATGTTTTGTAACTTTTTCTTGCAATCCTAGTGAAGCATATTGTTTTTTAATTTTATCAAAGTCAGTTTTCATTTGAAGTTTTTCACTCTCAACGAAAGCATCTTCAGTTTCTCTATATCCTAAGTTTCTTGGTAGACCCATTGGTCTTGCTATTGTAGGATCTCCTGTAATAGTCTGAGCTATAATGTTCATATCTTTTTTATAATATGCATTTAAAGGAAGGTCTACTCTTCTAAATAAATAATCAGCATAAGGTATTTCAGTGTAAGAAATGTTTTTTGCTACTGGACCACCAAAAGCTGGATTACTATAATTAAGTCTGAGATCTCTAGTAAATGATGTAGCACCTACATCAAGTTCAATATGCATCTTATCATCCCCAAGTGTTTGAGGATCAAAGAAACCACGCTTAATTTTAGCAGGTGTTCTTTCTGTAACAGATCCGTGGATTAATATCTCTGGTGGTCTATCTTTATACTGTTCTCTTAGATCGTCTAATTTCTTTTGATACCCTTTAGCAAACTTAGCAAAGTTTTCTACATCTACGGGATTATCAGGATTAAATTCTTTACCTGTTTTAATTCTATAGTCACCCTGTGCTACAGCTATGGCATCTTTCTCAATGCCTTCAAACATAGGAGAGTCTTTGATGGCATCAAAAGATTCTTGTCTTAAAACTTTAATGCTAGATAATGTATTCTTTCTAACTTGCAAATTGGAAATATCATCAGCATTCATTTGCTGCGTAGGGCTACCAAAGCCGGGCTTATTTAAATTTGTATTTGAAATTGGTGTAGTGTAAATGGATGGTTCTTCTGTAGGAAGAGCTGTCTTAATCTCTGGCAACACCTCAGGCTCTACCTTAGGCGGTGGAGTGAATGTAGCTTCAGCTTCTGTTACAAGCTTCTCCATCTCTGCATCAATAGGCTTAGGCTCAGACACAGCAGGACCATACTTGTTCTTAACATATGGCTTCTTAGCTAGTGCTGTAGCAGCACTTTCTTTAACTACTGGTGTAGCTAATGCTTGTGCTGTTTGTTCTATAGCAGGAGCTACAGAATGTTTAGCAACAATATCACCAAGAGACAGTGCTCCTCTTTTGACACCTGCTTTAGCTGCCTCTCCTGCTAATTCTTTAGCAGCTATACCACCAACATTCATATGAACTACACCACCATAAGCATAGCCCGGCAAAGCTCTCATAGCTTCTGCATAGGCCAGCGCAGTGGCATAGTCTTTAGTTGTGGCTAAGTCTTTACCTTGCTGTTGTTGGTATGTTTCATTGACAAGACGCTTAAGTTCAGGAGCCAGTTTAGAATATTGTACTTCGTACAAACGAGGCTGCTTACCTTCAGCATAGGCTGCTGCTTCAGTCTTGTTAGTAGCAATTTCTTTGGCTGTCTTCTGCGCCCATCCAATTAAATTCTGAAGAGCAATCTTCTGTAAGTCTTGGCTGCCTTCTGCATAGAAGCTAGTCTTCTTAAGATTATCAAACTGTTCAATAACCAAAGGAGCCATAATCTTACGAGCATCAGCATCAACAATCTTGTCACCAGTGCTGGTAAAGATTTTATTGAATGGTACTTTAAGACGAGTTACTTCTTCTTCTAGTACAGATGGTGTACCTTTAACAGCAATACCAGACAACATCTTCAATGGACCATTGTCATTGAATGCTGCTGTCTCTCTAAGTGGTGGTTGATATACAGGCAACTCTTGTTTCAAGATAGGAGTACGCTTCATCAATTGACTTGTAGCTGATGAAGTAAATCCTTCCTCACCTGCTGGAATCTGATAAGCATCTCTGGGTAGAGTTTCATTACGATCAATAGCACCAACAATATCACTTACCTGTTGTAAAGGAACAAGTGCTCTACCTAAATATTCACCAACCCATTCACCAAAGAATGTCTTAACTTTGTTATCTGCTGTGTCTTCGCCTGTTGCAGCGTTAGCCTGTGCTTCAGCAAACTTATCACCAAGCCATGAGTATGTACCTGCTGGTGCTTTGAAGCCAGTCATAGCTTCTATAAATTCTTTAGACTTAAACTCATCTGTCCTACCTTTCTGAAACTTAACAAGGTAGTCACCCAAAGCTAAGAAGGGAGCAGCAGGAAATAATACTCTAGCATCTACAGTAGAACCATCAGGATTCTTAATGTTATACCACTCAGTGTCTTGATTTTCTTGTCTGTATTTATAAGCAGCGTATAAAGCAGCAGTACCTACAGAACCTTTAGATAAGTTCTCCAGACCAACGGTGACTTGTTTAGTCCCCATATCAGCCTCACCCCTAATCATCTTAGTTAAGCCAGCGGCAATGTCTGTGCTGCCAGATAACGCACCTGTAGGCATGTGCTTATATGTCCACTCCATAGCGTTAGCCATGAAGCGAGGGAACGGAATTACAGTAGAACCAATAGGACCAAGTTCTTCAATAAACTTTACAGCATGGAACATTGGACCTTTGGTAGGCATCTTACTGAATGTACCAGTGAGTGCTTCATTAACAGCATTCTGTAACACATCAAAAGGCACTTGCTTACCTTGGGCAATAACATCATACATGTTAATACCAACACGGCTTAGCTGCTTCTCAACTGAAGAAGTAAACATAGCCTTGCGGAAGAATGCATCTTGTGCCACATTGAATGTGTTAGCAAGGCGAACAGGATAGGACAAGTCATTAGGACCAGCCTCGCCTGTTGTCTTAATCATCTTTCTGTACAGAGCAGGAGTGCCATTGAGTAAAGCTTCTGTTACTTCAGCAGACAAATCTCTTTGGCCTAAATAGAAAGCAGATCTAACTGCATCATCATAGACACCTTTAAGACCACCAGTAAAGCTGCCAGTGACAGGCTTACCTGTAGCAAGTTCTCCTGCTGTCTTACCTACACGATACAACGAAGATTCAATAAGCTCTGCTGCTGTTCCAAAGGTAATAACAGAAACACCAGAGAAAGCATTACGGATAGTGGTAGATAGTTGCGACACCATTAACCCCTTCAGTTCTCTATCAAGACGCATACCAAAGTCTTTGACTCCAGTAAAGGCTGAAGTGACAGCACTTCTATCACCATACATCTTGTTGAGTTCTGCAGCAGCAGCAGGATCAATGTTCTTTAATTTGTTTTGTAGACGAGCAACAACAGAAAGGCTTTGCAAAGTACGAGCAGCATCTCCTGCTGAAGTTCTAAACATCTTAGCAAACTCATCTGGGGTTACATCAGCAGAAGCCAGTGCTCTTTCAAATACAATATCATCAAAGGTATCTACAGATTCAAGTGTGCGCTTAATAGCATCAGACACTTTCTCCGTGGCCTGTGGTGCAAACTCAGGCATTTGTTTCCAAATGTCTTGAGCAATTAGTGTGGCTCTCTTATTTAGATCTGTTCTAACTTCCATCTGTGCTACAGATGTTGGTTGTCCTTGAGCATCAAGAAGCTTACGGCCTTCATAAATATCATAAGCATCTTCTAATGCTTTTTCTGTGGGTTCTTTAGCAGTTACTTCAACCTTAGGTGCAGCAGTTGTTGGTTCTCCTGCTGCTGGTTTGTTTCTAGTTTTAAGAATGTCATCTAGCTGGCTAGTCTTTCCTTTGGTAGCTCCACGCAGGAAAGGAAGAACCTCTGCTGTTTCTGTCACAGCACCAATAGCAGCAGCTAAAGCTACTCGCTTACCGCTAACACCTTCTGCCAGCTTCTTCTCTCTATCTTCAACATAAGTCTTTAACAGAGCCTGTCCTGTAGCATCCAATCCTGTTGGATCAATCTTCTTAGCTTCGCTCAGTTCAGCTTGAGCAACATTAAGTTCAATCTTCTGACTAGTAACATCCTGTGCTGCAGTGGTAGTTCCACCAATAGCAGGTGTTGCAGCAGCCATACCAGCACCTCTAGCAGAAGTAAGAGCAGCTTTAGTACCCTTCTCTGCTGCCAGTTTTGTTAGACCACTAGTAGCAACCTTACCTACACCAAGTGTCAATGCTGTAGAAGGGCTGCTAACAATGCTAGAGATAACATCCATCACTGGACGGAATCCCTTTTGTCCTCTGTTCTGTGGATCAAACACACCAGCAGTGTTCTTAAACAAGTCATAAGCTGCACCAGCTTTCATGATGTCTTCTTGCTTGGCATTGTTTAAATATTGTAGTTCTCCTACACTATTAAACTCATTGCCAGTGTCGAGCATACGCATGTGTGTGGCAAAGCGATTAACAAATTGTTCTTTTGTTTCTCCAGCAAGGAGCACACCTTCTTTACCAAACCTAGCAGAGGCGTAGTCTTGAATGGTTTTAAAGTTCTTATCATCTTTCCACAAAGCATCAAAAGGAATCTTCTCTGCTTCTTCTTTGCGGATGTTGACTGCTCTTTCTTGTAATACTGTAGCTCTTTGGCGAGGTGCAACAAAGGCAGGTTTAGTTAAATCTTCTGGTGGCTTCTCAACAGGTGCTGTAGCTTTCGCAACAACAGTGTCCTTCACACCAAAAGAAACTGAGGGCGCTTCGACTACTTTGTCATTAACACCAAAACCAGTTGCTGATGTTTCAACTACTTTGTCATTAATACCGAAAGCCATAATTACCCTTTAATCTTTTCTATATTATCTGTATCTATATACCTTGTTCCTCTAGGAATAGCATCATACTCAGCCTGAGTTTTAGGAGCTGGCAGTGCTGCCGTAGGTGTTGCTGGCTTAGGAGCAGGGGCTGCTGGTTTAGGTGATGCAGGAGCAGGAGCCATCAATACATTCTCAGGCTTAGCTGGAATTGCTTTACCATCTGCATCAAATGTAACTCCAATAGATACCAAGGCATTCCTAGCTGTAACAGACTTAGGCTTACCATCAGGTGTAGTGAACTCAGCAATGATTCCATTACGAGCCTGAGCATAAGCAGCCTTCATCTGAGGATCAGCAATACCCTTAGGTGTAAGAGAAATGTTACCCTGCATATCTGTAGAAGTAACAAACTTACCGGGAGCCAATGACTCAACTGTAGATGCAAATCCTCTAGATGCAACAGTGATAAGGTTGGCTTGTGTAACCTTCTCTTCGTTGTTCTCTTTGGGATTAGACATCATCTTAATACGTTGCTGTAACAAAGCTGCAGCAACTTGTCTTTGCTGTGGAGTTTTTGTAGGATCTTGAGCTTCATCAGCCAGCTTACTTCTCTTATCTTCTTCAGTGGTTTTACCTGCAATCTTCATAGCTGCATCTGCAGTGTTCAATGTAGCTAGTTTAGTAGCAGCTTGAGCTTTCGCTTGCTCAGTAGGTGCATTTACATATTCAAGTTTTGCTTGACTGACAACATCATCAAAGCCTTTAGTCTTAGCAAGCCTACTATAGTCCATCTCACCCATCATGTTGGGTGCTCTCTTAGTAGTCATATCTTGATAACCAACTAGTTGTTCCAGTGTCATGCCATAAGCAGCAGCAGCTCTTTGTGCTTTAGCATATCCATTACCAGCAACCAAGTTATCAACAATACCGCCTTCTTTAGAAGTGGCGTTATAAAACTCTTTAGTTTGCTCAGTAGCTGCTGCCTTCACTTTAAATAACTCAGTCATATAGTCAGCAGCTTTAACACCTGTTGGTGCATTAGCAGCTGCTTTAAAGAAGTCTGGTGTAAGTCTAGAAGACAATTCAGGATCATCACGCAGACGCTTAACAATATCTTTAGCTATCTCTGGATTGGAGGCTAGTGTAATGAGTTGTCTATCATCAAACTTAGCACCATCTTTAAAAGTAAAAGAACCAAGCTCACTCACAGTGCCTCGGTATTCATCTGCTTGCTTAGCTATTTCTTTCTTCTTCTCTTGAACATTGTGATACATGTTCTTGATACTGGCAGCAGTCATAGCAGCTTGCTCTTTTTCTTTCTCAGCAATCTGTTCTACAATTCCTTTAGAGAAACCAGCAGCAAAACTTCCAAACCAACTAGCCATTATTCTTCTCCTCTAGACATCAAACCCTTACGAGATTCTTTTACAACCATCTCTGGGTTTGCTTTAATGTCAGCTTTCATATCATCCATAATCTTCTTAAGCACTCTAGGACTAACTGTTTCAGTTTTAGCCTGATCGTCAAAAGAAACAATGTATGACACATCATTAAGTTCTGCAATTGTTTTAATCATCTCAACTAAAATAGGAGTCACTAAGAAACCTACATCTACTGTATGGTAGCCATACATCAATGATGCTTTAGTGAAAGTATTAACAATAGTTAAAATTGGGATGTCTCTTTCTAGAGCATCTAACAATTGAAGAATAACATCTGGGTTATCCATCTTATCTGTATAAAATCCTACAGCATCAGCAAGTGTTACATACTGAGGAGGATTTTCCCAAGGAAAGTTACCCAGCTCACCTGTTAGTGATTGACCGGGAATGGGGGCATCAAGAAAGATGTCAGGACTTTGCATTTAAAATTTCCTCTTTTTGTTTTCGGATAGCTTTAATGTACTCTGCCACTTTACTATACACATCTTCACTAGTGCGTTTGGTTTCTGGAACATCTTTGTTTCTAGAAAGAAGACCAGTTGATGTTGAGGACTTATCTTTAGACTGTTTAGTATTAGCAATCGAGTCTACTTTTTTATAAAAATTATCAAAGTTTTTCATACTAGTTTATCCTAAAAGCCAATCAAATGCAGTTGTGCCAGCTTTAACAATATCTGCAAATGATGTCTTACCAACAAAGGATGCAGTTAATTCGCCCAGTGCTCTAGCGTTTGCTGCTGCTGTGGTTGCGTTAGCTATAGCAACCTGTGCAGACTTAGCTAGTTCTGCAGCCGCTAATGTAGTAGATCTATTGGCATCATTCTCTGAAGATTGCCATGCATGAGTGACAGAATCACGATACATCTGTATCTCATTATTATATTCTGTTAATGTCATCTGCTGTGCAAGTTGAGCATTAGACAGATTGACGGTGTTGATAGCACCAGTGTTAATGGTGGCAATCTCTCTTTGCCACTGAGCATTAGACTGATCAATTACCAATCTTTGCTGAGCATTAAACTGTTCTCTTTGGTTCTGTACCTCAGCATTAAATTTCTTAATGGAGTTTGATTGATCAACTCTAAACTGCTCCATTGCATTTGTTTGAGAAGAATTAAACTGACTAATCTGTGAAGAAAGACTAGCAAAGAATTGATTTGTTTGATTGGTGCTTGTAGCATTAAACTGTTTAGCAGCATTAGTAGCAGCAGTATCACTTAAGAGTGCTTGTGCTGTTAGCTGTGTCTTTAACAATGTTGCTTGCTGTGCATTTGACATGTTAGTCAAATCAATTTGCAAAGCAGATTTAGCATTTTCTACTGCAGCTATCTGTCTGTTATTTAAGTTAGTTGTTTCAAGAGTAGCTGTCTGTGCAAGCTCAGCCATGAAAGCAGCTTGTCTGCTATTAAGATTGGCTAAGTCAACAGTCTGAGCTAGTCTTGAATTCTCCAAAGCAATCTGTTGCTTGGAGTTAAAGTTTAAGTTAGCAATGTCAGCTACACGGGCAGCATTAATAACACGAGTCTGGAAGTTTTGATCAAACTCTTGACCTAAGAATGTAGCTCTTTGTTGTGCTGTAAGAACAGCTATCTGTTGTCTATTAGACAAGTTCTGTGTAGCCATCTGCTGATAAATAGCAGCATCGGCAGAAGCAATGGGAAGAGCTTTCTCCATAGCAGCCTGTACCAAAGCAGCACCAGCTAAACTAGAAGCTCCTAAGCCCCTAGCAGCCATCTCTGCTGTAACAGCTCTCAATGCACCAGCAGCCCAAGCAGGAGGATTGGTAGCATCAAAATCTTTAGTGAGTTTAGCAAGCTGTCCCTGTACAGTCATGTCTGCAGTGACCACACCCTCTGCTGCTGCAGCTTTAGCCAGCTCTGTATCCACCTTAGTCATATCTACAGCAGCACCAGCTACTTTTTCTGCTTCAGTTATTGTACGCTCCTCAGGAGCTTTTACTGTGACAGGCGTTGCAATTTGTTCAGCCCTATCAGCCGCACCAGCAAGAGCTGTTGGTCCTGCTTCTGCTGCTTTTACTGTAGCTGCGGTAGAAAGTGTTCCTGTTGCTGGAGTAAATCCAGCTAACACTTTAGCCATTTCAGGATAGGCTGTAGCTGCTGTTACTTGTTCTGCTGTTATTTTTGTTGGTGCAGCAGCTAAGGATGTTGCAACAGGTGTTGTCTCTGTGACAGTTGTAGCTGCTCCTGCTCTTGCTGTGGGAGAGATGTCTTGAAGAGCGTTATAAACCACCTTCTCTGGTGTTATCTTAGAAGGTGCTGCAGCTTGAGGAACACCAGTTCCTGAGTAGGTAACTTCACCACCACCAGTAACTCCGCTTGTTACTTTTTGGGGTAAGAGCGAAGCATAAGCTGTACTAATTTCAGCATCTGTAAGACCATACACTGACTTAGCATGAGCAGCCAAAGCTGCTGGATCTACATCAGGTCTAGCTTTAAGTTCGTCACGAAGAGCTTGATTAATTTGAGCCTGTGTATAATCAACTGTAGCCAGTTTAGGATCGAATACTACACCACCAGCATTAAAGTTAAATACATCCCCACCCTGAGCAAACTTACGCAGTCTAATCAATCCACCCCTAGCCATGCGCTCAGCAAACTTACCAGTGATGGCAGCATACTTAGCTTCCAAAGCAGGAGATGACGCAAGGAATTCATCGAAGCCTTGCATAGGGCCATCATAGCCTAGCTTTCTAGCAACGACTTCTTTCTGTTGTGCTGTAAAATCTTTCATATGTTTCTTGGTTTCTCTATTGCTTCAGTTAAATAGGCAAGCATATCTCTGTTATCTCTAAGTAGTGCTAACACTCCTACAGCTAAACAATACACTTGCCTCTCTGACAGTTTTAATTGGAAGCAGTCGTCTATAGCGTGTATACATTCATGTAACAATGTATCTGCCTCCGCTAAGGGGTGCTGACCAGACTTTATTTTAATTGCATAATCGTCATAGTTGTACTCTCCTAGTTGATCTGGGAATACATCTACAATTTTAATCGGCACTTCTCTGCCAATAATACTTAGAGAAGCTGGTAACATTATATACCTTTAAGCCTTGTCATACCACAAATAGATGATCTAGTCAACCACCTAATACATGTAAGGCATGTTCAATATGCTTCTTACGATCTTCAAGTCCAATAGTACCACCATTGATACGTTTTGTCATGGTCAGGATGTCACCGCTATCAGCATACTGATTGAGCCTGTGAGTCTGCCAGAACCATCCGGCAGTCTGGGCAGCATACATAGGTGTACGAACCAGCTCTGGTTGCATAATAAAATCAACTCCCAAGGCTTGTCCAGCGTGGTAGAAATTATTCATGCCAGTTAGCTGGAGGAAGCCGGAGCCACGGAACCTGAACCCATCCCCTGATGCCTCATCCCTGTTGCCCATACGATTGCCATAAATCCTATTGGCGATACGCTGTGGCTGACGTTCATAGGCAGCAGCAGTTTCAGGGGTGAAGCCCCATACACGCTTAGGATTCTGAGGAAACAGCTTAAGCAGGGTAGGAGCACGATAGTTCAGGTTTTCTTCCATGATGCGGAAGTTTCCACACTCATGTCCACATTGACCAATCCATGAAGCCTGTTGTGCAGGAGTAACAATACCAAACCTTTCAAAGGTTTCATTAAAAGGATCTACCAAGGCAGTATCAATTTTAAGTTGTCTTAGTTGTTCAGCGTTTACCATTAACCAACTCCCTCATTTCGTTGTAGGCTGCGACACAGGCTGTGTGCTTGGCGATGGCTTTGTCTCCTTCGGCAACGATGTCGATAAGAGTGTTAATAGTCTGTCGCTCAAGTTCGGCTGCATCAGCTCCGCTATCTCCTGTGGCAGGGGTGGAACCTGTGCTGGTTTGTACACAACTGGTGGTGGGGAGGCGCAACCTACCAGTGTTAGCAAGCTCACGCATAGCAGACTGTTTGTTAGATATTTCATTCTTTGCCTTTCTTAATGCTGTTTCTTTATCAGCAAGTTTAGTAGTCATGTTCTTCTCTAGCTCACGGGCTTCTTCATTCTTCTTAGCTATCTCTATCTGCATCTCTTCGTCACGCTCAAGCCAGCCATAGTGATGACCAACTTGGTATGTGCCAAACAGTGCAATGGTTGCACTAATGATGAGCCAAGGGAGTGGTATAGGAAACATCACTCAGCCTCTTTTCTTGCCAGAGCTATCTCTTCTCTTTCCTCATCAGGTTCCATGTGTTCAGGAGGTGTCGTTGGTGGTGGACCGGGAGTCCAGCTCTCATCTAGCTCTGGGTTCTTCCATACAGGCATAGCACCAAAGGGCTGGCTAGGAAGGCCATAGGCAGACTGTGGTGAGGCGTAGCTGCCCCCATAGCCACCACCTCCATAACCACCGCCACAGCCCTGCATTGGGGGCTGTGTTGGCTTGAATGCATTCTGTGCTGAATTAACAGCCCTCTTACCTACAATACCACCAATGCCACCTACAATAAGTAATACTATATCATTAAGCATCTTGGTGTATGCTTGGTCAATTGGAGCCATGCTCTTGATTGGTTGTGTTACAAAAGTAACAGAATATAGTAAGGCAAACACAATGCCAAATAGGATGACTGTAATAGCCACCACTACAAATCCCCAAACCCTAACCTCAAACTCTTCAGTTGTTAGTTTTGGTTTGGGCTGGCTTGGTGTCATCATTTTTGTTAGCAGTTCTATCAATTTGTTTCTCCAATATAGGGGCTACTAAATACTCAGGGCATGTCTGTGTGAATTGACATCTAGGTTTCTGGCACGACTCAGCATGAAAGTTGTCAGGGTTTTGACAGAAGTATCTGTACTTATCTTCACAACCAGTGAGCAGCAATAACAATAATAAATATCTCATAGCCCAACTTTTCCTAATAACAAGTTCACAATCCTGTCAGACAGATCATCAGGCAAGAACTTCAGGAAGCCTAAGAAGTACAGAGCCACACACCCATAGACAAATATCTTTATACATAAGTCAAAGGTCTTTTGATATTCGTTCACCTGCCACACCTTCTAGTGGTTTCACAAAACTCCATCAACTCATAAATACCAATTCCAACCAAGAACAAAACAAAAGCACAGCCACCAATAATTATTGCCAACTCATTCATCTCTTGTTCTTTTTGTTTAGCCTTCTTCTCTGCTCTCTCTAAAGAGCGAAGCTCTCTTGCATCGTCAATATCCATCTGTGCTTGACGTTCTTTAATCTTATTCCAAACATCAATCTTGCCTGTTGTCATGAAGAGCATCTTCAGCTCTTCCTCAAAGGCTCTAGCTTGTTCAAGTGCCATCTCAATCTGAAGAGCAGTTCCCATGTTGGAACCTTTACCCTTCTTCGTTTCAATCAATGCCTTGGTAGCTGTGCTCTTAGCATCAAACATCTTGCCAATCATTGGGGCAAGAGAGCCTAAATCATTGGCTACCTTGCTGGCCTTCTTGACCATGCTGATAGCACTCTGTATGCCAGCTAGGGCGGTGATGGGATCAATCATCGCTCAACCTTTTTCCATTCAATGCATACAACTTTTCTGTTATATACATCTCCAGTCCATGTCCATCGGACACATTTATATTTCTCCTCTTTGGACCCGATAGGGAAAGATATTAATAATAGAAATATTATTGATGCAGCTTGTTTTCTATAGCCAGCCATATAGCACCACAGAAAGCACCAATAATTAAGATTGGTTTCACTGCCCTAGCAAGCCATTCAAGAACAACAAAGGCTCCTTGTGCTGCATTGAAAGCTTGGACAACAGCTTCTGTACTTTTGTCCAGCTTGTCTACTTTTTGTTCTACAGCTAACAGACGCTCATAGATTTGTTTGTGGGTTACTTCGTCTGTCATGGCTCATAAGTTGTTATAGGTGCAACAACATTGATGAATTGCTCCATCGTAGAAGCAGCAATGATGGCTGCTTCTTTAGTTGTACAAGCAGCAATGATGGCTGCTCTCTCAGCAATCACTTCAGCAGGAATAGCCACATCACGCTCTGCCTTGCGAATGACCATCCAATCAGTAGATGCCAGTAGTGAGTTAGCAGATGCCTTATTCTGTGCAATCCATTGTGACTTCAAGCCTTTAGTCGTTACTGGCTCAGTAGCACCCTCTGGAGTCTCAGTCACATCCTCCAAAGCCTTTGGCGTGTTTGTGTAGGTGCGTGTCACTACATTGCCATTGACTTGGTAGCTGTCAAAAGTCACCCAATAAAAGCGTTGGTCTTTTTGCTCACCTTCAACCACTTCTAAAGCACCTTGCTCAATAGCAAATGCGTGAGTAGGGTTTGATGTGTTTGGAAAGAGAATTGATAATTCACCAACTTGAGTGACTGCGTTGTTTTCAATGCGTGCGTACATATTGAGTCCTATCGTGCAATGGAATATTTGAATGGGTTTTCGGCAAAAGCGGCGTATGTATACTGTCCACTAGAATTTAAATCACCTGATGTAGTTCTAATTTTGAAACCATTGGACAAAAAGTCTAAATAAGTTCCCGCTGTATTT